TTAATTGGAGCGTGCGAAATCAAGGACGGTCGAGGATAGGTTTATGGACAAAACATGACGCAGCCCATACCACGCAAGAAGGATCGATTCTGCTTTATGGTGGTCTTTCTTTCTGTTGAGCTGGACATGCGGGTAGAGTTCTTTCGCCCTGACAATGCTCGCCCCTTTGTCCGCCCCTTTTCCGGCCAGCATCACCCGTTTCCATTTGGCCGCAGGTACGATACTGATTGGCTTGTACGTGGCCGCGCAAATGCCTTTGATGACCCCAAACGACTCCATGTAAGAGCCGGTCGAGACGATCCCGGCTTTTAGGCGTACTCCGTTTCGGATCGGAGGCCGCGCCTGCGCCTGTTCGACGATGACATGTGCCACGAAATGCTTCGCGAAAAGGCCGACGATGGCCCATCCATCAAGCTCGCGGGCCTTTCTCTTACCCTTGCATACCTCTATCGTGGGTAGGTCGACGAGCTCGACGATATTGCCGCCGAGGTCAAGGATACACAAGGCGCCGCTCAATCCCGGATCGATAGCCGCCACTGTTTTCGGCAAATCATTGTCGTGAACCATAACAATGTATTATACCAGTTTTTGGAAGTAATTGCAAGCCTTTTCAACGATTCCAGGGTACTTTGTCTGTGCTCACAAAGGGGTGAAGAACATGATTCGTTCTCCCCTCCGGAGGGGAGAGAGGGTGTGATTCATGCACACAGGTACCCTGGTGCCCAAATTTGGGCACCAGGGTACCAAGCCGTACAGCCTTTCCGTACCCGGTTAATTTGAGGGGTCGCTATTCATGATAACAAATGCTGCTCAGAGCAAGGTCAGCCGGCGTACTCACATCCTCCGGGCTCCCAGGAGATCGGCCCCTGAGGCCCGGCCAGAAAAGGGATTGTAGAAATGACCATAGAGACACCTCGCCTGACGCCCGAAGCTAGGCGTGAACAGGCTCTCGACGAAAGGAGGATACTGCGAATGAAAAATCGACGGATCGGCATACGGGTGAGCGAAGATGAAGAGCGGAAGATCAAGGCCAAGGTACCCGAGGGGATGACGGTCACGAGGTACATGATAGAAGCGGCCACGAAAAGGACGGTCCGATTGTAGGTTGCCAAGCGCTTTGAGAAAAAGTAACAGGCGGGATGAGAAACGATTGTGGAAAACTTTTTGTGCTGCCTGAAGGCGCAAAAATAGCGGACATTTGTGGATTTCACAAGCGCCGCTTAACGGACTTTTAGAGGATCTTTACAACCTCGTTATCGGCGTCTGTCTAGGGCACCTCCGATTTGCGGTACCATCTATGCCTCGCCCTGCCCCAAACTGCGATCCTGGGGCACTATAGAGCGTCTTTTACCGTGCCTAAGCCCATAGATCCCTTCATCACTCCTAGTCCATCGTCTAAGAGCCTGGCTCTCGAATCGTCCTGCGCCGGCGGACACTCCGGAGCGATATCGAAGGCTTCATAGGAAAAAGAGCGGAAAGCTTCTGGGATCTCATCCCGATCGGGTCCGACTCCCTGGGCCAGGCTCTCTTTTCTCCTAAGAAAGTTTCGATAAAACCGTGCCGGCACGATCAAGCCCCCTGGCCTCGCTCCTCACCATCACCGGCCGGAGCATGGCTGATACTCCGGCCGGTGATACAGAGGAGGTTTGAAGTGAAGAAACGCCTTTTATAGGCCGCCCGGCATGCTCTTGTAGAAGCCCCTGTAGTCGACGGGCACGACTTCGTACTCATGCCGGATCTTATACTGCAACTTATCGGCGATGAACATCTGCCCTTCGAGCGGATTGCTCGCAAGGAACATCTCGGGCTCTTTCTGCCCGCGCAAATAGGCCACTTCCAACAGCTCACAATCCGCCTTATCGGCGGTAAGGTACCAGTCGTATGGGTCCGTCAGGAGCGCGACGGTGTGAATGTTCTCGTTCTGCATGCCGAATGCGCCCGCATGGGGGTTGAAGATCCCGCCCATCGGCCAAGGCATGTTAAGGGCGCGGGCTGTTTCCTGCAAGGCCCTGGGGACGAACTCATGAAGGGTGTCCAGCGCGATAACCTCGCCGGAATCCTTCTCCGTTTGGCCGTACATTGCGGCCATGGCTGCGGTAAGGGACCCGATCCCTGTGGCGTCGTTCGTGAGCGATATACTGCCCAGGTTGTTATGCTGCAAGCAGAAGAGCGCCAAACCATCAGGCTGATATGTGGCGTTATTGATAAGGACGTTCCACGCACGGCGCGCTAAGGTTCTCTTTGCCGCCCTCCCAAGCCTCTTTACCATGGCCAGAGTAGTGCGCAGGTCATCATTGATCATGGCCTTCCTGGTTATGGTGAGGATGAGGCCTTTTTGATTGATATGGTACGCGACCTCCTCATCGTCAACCATCTGGACTTCGTTATAATCGAGAAGCTCGGGGTTGACGTCCGGAAGATCGGAGAAGTAGCCGATTCGGATGCTCTCCATGGTCTTGAAATCCTTGGCGTTACGCTCCTCCGAGATGAGGTATTGCTCGCCGTAGTCGACCGCCTTATACTCCTGGACCAGACGGCGGTACATGGTATTGCCCAGGGCGTAGGCGAACGATGACGTGCTGAAAGCGGCGGCCAGGTTCATGTACTGTGCGAAAGCCTCGTTGAATTTCTGGTAATGAGGATCGCACCTACCCGTCAAGTCCTCGTCGCCCGTGAATCTCGTGTAGGCCGCCCGCAAGCCCGCGAAAGGCTTTACCTGGCTGAATTTGTCGTCCACCTCCACGCCGAAGAGCTTGTCCAGGGCCGCCTGCACGCGCTCCACTTCCTCGGTCACGACGCTGGACCGGGCGACGCTGCCTGACACCGTGGCCACAAACACCTCTTCCCTTCTCACAAGGTTCCTAATCTCCTCCGTCGAGGCAAGCCTGCTCCCGAACACGTTTTCCACCTGCTTTTTCAAATCGTCCTGCACGAATGAGGGAAGGCTGCTCCCTTTTAGCTCGGTGAGCAGCGTGGATTGGTTCGCGCTGGACACCGTCATCCGCCTCAGTTTCTCCAATTCCAACTCGATTTCGGTACCCATTTGTTAGCCTCCTCTTTTTTGCCGCCGTGGGAGCGGCCTTGTTAAAGATTTCCCCGGCTCAGCGGGGGCATTGCACACTCATCCGGGAGGACGGCGCCCCTCGGCCGCTTCATCTGCTCTACAAACAAATTCCTTAGCCCGGCGATCGCTTCCTCGGCTTGGCCGTACAGAGCTATGCGCTCAAGGCCGCACTTCGTTTGGAGCCAGGCTTCGAAGCTCCTATTCCATCTGATCGCGTGCGACAATCGCTCGATAGCTGCGAGCTGCTCGGCTGTCGCCGACTGCTCCGGGCCGCGTTCCGAGCGAATTCTCAACTTATCCCTGAGCGCCGCGACTACCTTTTCAGCCTGGCCATACAGCTCTACTCTTTCGAGGCCGAACACTTTTTGGAGCCATTCGCTAAAATCGTCGTGCCACTTGATCATTCCCGACAATCGCTCGATCGTTGCGAGCTGCTCGGCTGTCGCCGGCTGCTCTGGCCCGGGGATCTTCGGACGCTCTGTGCGGCCCCTGCGGGCGTCCTTGGGCACATTGGCGCATCTGCGGCCATGCGCGGCGGCCGGCCTGGGCGCGAGCCTTCCCTTTTTAAGCTCTCTGTCATATTGGGGGCGCTTGCCCATTAGGGCGCCGATAACCAGGTCCGCCTGGCCGGACGTCTCCACTTGCTTGAATCCAAATCTCTCTTGCATCCAACTCTCAAAACCGGAAGTCCAGCCGCTATGTCCCGAAAGACGCATGATCGTCTCCATCTGCTCGGATGTCGCGGAGCCGGATGCATCCGGAGGCGGAGGGCTGTCCTCCTGTCGATGCCAGTTATACCGCTTCATTTCGCCCTCTTTTCCCGTGCCCTCTTGAGGATCTGGCGAATCCAGATGGGCGTAAGGCTATACTTCCTCGCCAGCTCGCGGTGCGCGGCCCATACGCTCTGCCACTTTCCGGCCTCGAATTCTTCAACTATGTGCCTGTCGCGGGCCCTGACCTCGATCACGCGATCGATCCCGGGAATGTAGATGGTCATCTTGCCGAATGCCCGGGAGAGGGCAAGGGCGGCCTCTATGCCGATCACCTGGGCTACTTTTCGGAAATCGCCCGGCCGGAGATCCTCTATCGAAATCTCTAGATCCTTGCCCATGCCTATATGTCTCCTTTCATCTGGGCCGCGAACGGGCAGCCGGCGCACGCCTGTTTTTGAGATCTCAACAGGCCCTTTAAGGCGGTGATCACCTGCGTTGCCTGGGGACTCCATTCAACCTTTGACAGGCGAAAATACTTCGAAAGCCAAAGGGAATAACCGTCTGGATGCCCCCACTTTACGGCCTTCTGTAGCGCGTCTATGACGGCGAGCTGCGAAGGGCTCGCGGGGTATATGACGTCCTTCGGGATAGGCCGGCTGTCCTTCGGCCGTGGCGCGCATAGGCCACAGGTCCATTTCCTTTTCTTCTTGCCGAAGCCCCGGTCCCGGAAATAGTCCATGAGTTGCTCGGCCTGCTCGCGGGTCAATGCCTTCGCGCTCGTCACGCCGAATTTCTCGTTGAGTAAGTCCCGGTACTCTTTCTCGGACATGAGAAGGCGCGATTTCGCCGTGTGGATGAAGGCGAGAACCCTTCGATCGTTGAGGCCTTCTTCGCTCATGGTCCCCTCTATTTCTCCAGGCTGCTATTCACTTCGTCCAGGACCTTCCTTGCAGCGGCGCTCAGCTCGCTACGGGCCATGCTGCAAAGACGCAGTTTCCTAATCTCCTCGGTCATGAGGTTCTCGAGATACTTGGCGGCGATCTGCTTAAACCTGTCGCGGTCGACGGTCAGGGTCTTTGAGGCGGATAGCGCCTTCAGGAGCCTGGCGACCCTCTCCAATTCCTTCAAGGCGGCTTTCATTTCATCATCCTTGGCCTTTTCGGTAGTCATTTCTCTCCTTGCCTCGCCTACGCGGCCCCGCTCTCTACCCCGTATAGTTGCTCGTTGAGATCGATCGCCCACCGGAGGCGGAGGAGCGCCCGTCTCTCGATGCGCCGCACCCGCTCCCCGGTAACATTCAGAAGCACGCCTATTTCATCGAGCGTCTTGTCTTGGAGATACCGGTTCTCGATGACCGTGCGTTCGTTACTCTTCAGCCGTGCTATGAGGGCGCGGAGCTGCTCATACAAAGCGGCCACGTCGGCTCCCTCGTCTTCGCCTGCGAGGAGATCGAGGCGGCCTTGCCCGCCGTCCTCTTCGCCCTCGAAAATAGCATCGTCCAGGGACTCCATTTCGTGGCGCCGGTAGTCTATGATCACCCGCCACGCCCTGTGGAGTATCGCGGGCTTCGCATACGTAAGGACCCTAAAGCCTAAGGCGGGATCGATCCCTTTCACAGCCCTCATGAGCCCTATGGCGCCCTCGCTCACGAGATCCATGAGCGACAGGCCGGGGTACCTGCGGCAATTGTCCCTGTAGGAGGAGACGGCGACTTTCACGACAAAGCGCAGATTGGACTCTACGAGCCGGTCTCTGGCCGCCTTGCTTCCCGCCGCCGCCTGCCCCATCAGCTCCGCTTCTTCGGCGCGGCTCAGGATAGGGAATTTGCGGACGTCCGCCATGAACATGGCCAATAGGGCGGCTTCGCCGTTTCGATCGGGCTTTTCGTCGCGCTCCATCACCATCGCCCCCTCTTTAGCTCGCCGTCTACCTTCGTCTTTCCATCGGGTGATTGAGCGGAGAGCTGGTCGCCGTTAATGTTGACCTGCAAGTGAATATGATTCTCGGTGCCTCCCGGGCCAAATATCCTTTGTCTTTCGGCGGCGTAGAAGCCCGATGGATCGCCCTTGGCCTGCCATTCGGAAGGGTTGCCCATGTTCGTCGCCAACGTTGTAGCCGCGAGGACCCCGCCCACGGTAGCGCCAATTACAGCCACAGGAGCGGCTACGGCGGCTACGGCTACCCGCGCCGCGGCTGGCACCAGGCCGCCCAGGCCCAGGTTCGTCACGTAGACCGGGATGCCGCCCGCTCCTATCACGCCCCCACCCTTGCCGCCCCCGAAGATGCTCGCGAGGCCCTTGAAGGCACTTACGACCTTCTCCAGCATGACAATGCCACCGGCCCCGAGGATTCCGACAATGAGCCCTTTCGCGACAAGGGGATGGCGGTTCAGCTCATCGAGCGCCCACGTGATCCCTTTTATCGCCGTCGCCATATGCGTAGCCTCAAAGGATTGGAATTGGTTCAATAGTTCCTTGACCTTTGAGGACATGGCGGTAGATTCCGTGATGAAATCTCTTTCCAAATCCCCGGTCGACGCGCTCAGGTCGCGCTGTTTGTCCATAATTTCCTTGTAGTGCTGGGCGATGATCATCACGGCCTTTCCGGCCTCCGGGCGGCCGAAAACCTGCATCGCGAGGGCGTCAACGTCAGTGTGGTGAGCCTTCGCGTAGTCGTCTAATTTTTTGACCTCCGCGAGCACGCCGGAGACATCCTTCATCTTTCCCTTGTCAAAGAAGTCAATTCCAGCCCCGTGGAGCCCTCGAAGCATGCTCTGATTCTTGCTGAGACGGAACAGACCATTAAGAAGGGCCTCCATCGATGCGCCCGCTTCCCCCGCGTTGCCCGATACCTCCGCGATCTGGCCCAGGGCGGCAACGAGGGGCGTCACGTTCTTGAGGCCCGTGGCGCCGATGATCTGCATCGGCTTTGCCAGAGACGTCAATACGTTGAGGAGGGCCTCCGGGTCCTTTCGTACATCCGGGAGCTTCATTGCGCGATTCAATTGCTCTTGCAGCGCGGGGAGATCCTTCGCGGCGACGCCGTACTTGGTAATCATTTCCCCGATCGCCTCGGCGTATACGGCAGGCCCGGTACGCGAGGCGACGGCGCCCTTGCCGATCTGCGGCATGATATCACGGATGGTCTTCAGCGACATTCCCACATTGTTCAGCTCGGTCGCGATGTCCACCCACTCCCCTTTTTCCAGGGGAATTTTTAGCTTCGACGCGGGATCAATGAGGCTCAATATTTCCTGACGTAAAGACTGCATCTGAACGGCGCTGTAGCCGCCCGTCCTGCCGATCTTCCGCAAGGATGCATCGAAGTTCATCATGGACTTGACGAGTTCGCCGGCGCCGAGGCCTACGCCCAGCATCGCGAGGCTATGTACCGCCCGGTCCGAGAATGCCTGGATCGAACTGTTGACGCGCCTGAAAGTGGCGACAGTGCGATCGCCGAAGGTTTTAACTTGCCTTTCGGTCTGGTTAAGGACGCTTATAACCTTATCGCTTTTGCCTTCAAGCTCGATCCTGACCTTATTTTCGGGCATGGGCCTGTTTGCTCCTCTTCTTATTCCTCACGATGTACCTGGTCGATTTCGGCGCAGCCGATGAGCCTTGTTCTTCCGGAGGCGTCATTGCGCTTTCGGCAAGGAGGATGTAGAGCCACTGTCCCTCTGTAAGCTCAACAGCAGGTTTACCGTAAAGGTGATGAGCTGTCGCAAGGTGCTGAAACTTAAATCGTTCCCAGGCATCCCCGAGTTTTTTTTTGCGTCGTCAAGGAGCGCCTGGAGATCCTCGTCACTCATCTTCTTAGGGGACGGGCTGCACTCTTCCTCGAAGGCGTTGTAAGCATCGATGAGGACTTCTTTTGCCTCGCGGCGCACAAGGCCCCTGAATTGATCGACCGACGAGAAGATGCGCTCATAATCGCCGTCCTTCGTCTTTTTCTGCGGGTTGACCAGAGCGCGGAAAAGGATCTGCGTGTTGGCCTCCGAAGTATAGGCGCCCACGGTCATGGCGTTGACCTCAATGCTCTCGTCCTTGAACAGCCTCTCCGCCGCGAACTGGGCCTCTTGAGTCTCCGCCTCAGTAAGGACGGTGATGCCGATGGTCTCTCCATCCAGCCCAGGCCAGTCCACAACCTTCACATTGCTCTTGCCCATCTTCAACTTTTCTATGATGCTCACGCCGATCCTCCTCTTAGGGCTCGGCCCGGCGATCCGAACGCGCCCCGAATCTCCGGGCCTGGCTTCTATCGCTTCTCGTCTTTGCGATCGCGCTCTTGCAAACGCTCAAAGGTCTCGCCGGAATTGCCCGGTCTGCTTGTTGCCTCTGCCGCCTCTCGGGCAAGCTTGGAGAGCTTGTCGTCTTTTTCATGCTCCGGTCCCCATTTCCTGGGGACTCCATGTTGTTCGGCCATTTCGTCTCCTCCTCTTTAGGGCTCGGCCCGGCGATCGCATGCGCAGAATCGCCGGGCCTGGGTCCTATCATTTCTCGTCGTTGTCGAGGTGATCCTGGAGGATCTCTTTTGCTTCCTCGCCGCTTGCCCCCTCCGGAATGGTGCCGTCAGCTACCAGCTTACTAATCTTGTTGGCGTCGTCGACAATGCCCAAGGTCTCTCCTTTTTCAAGCTCCGGTTTAAACTCTTTGAAGACTCCATGTTGTTCGGCCATTTTCATTTCCTCCTCGTATGCGGCGGTTGTTCGGACGGCCGCCGGCCGTCTCCATGTCCTATGCCATTATTCCCGGGTAGCCGAGACGCAAATGCGTCACTGTTCCCCGCCGCTTCGAGCGCTCGAAGGTCCTTCCGTAGATGAGAAAATCCTCCTCGATGTTCAGGACCTGGTCAACAACGTGGCACATTTTGTTGATCTGCCAGTTTTGCCCGTTCTGTGAATGCCCCGCGACGGTATAGGACGGCATGTAGCCGTCCGCCCGCATCTTCTGCAAGAGCATTTGGGCGTGAAGCAGCGGCGATCTTGCGTCATTGTTGTCAACCGCGACGAAGGGCTTATAGAAAGGAAAGCTCGAATCCGTTACCGTAGTCTGCGGGCCGCCCGTATTGATCATGGGCGCCCCATTCGGACCGAAGACTTCCTGGCCCTGTTGCTGGCCGACGACGGTGACTTTGGAATAGCGTTTTGAAACGTTCTCGTTAAGCTCGGCTGCCTTGACGTTATTGCCGCTCGGATTGTCCCTCCTCGTGGTCAAATAGTACGAGGGAGCCCCTCCTGCCAGGGGTTGGCCGAAGACGAGGGTCCCCTTCGGCAGGGCGTAGAAGATCATTCCCCGCGAGAGGGCATACGTCTTGAGCACATCGAAGACGGTCTGGCCCGGTTGAATCCGTGCATATGCTTGAGCCGTGTCCTGGAGGAGGCTGAGGGCCGGTGTGCCTTTCCTGCGCTTCTTTTTCAGGTTTCCCACGACGTTCTGTTGGTAGATGATGCCCGGCCCCTTGACGAAGTCGGGCGCCTTCGCGAGGAGCGTCTCCGCGAACTGCTGCAAGGTCACGCCCTTGAGGGTAATGAACTGCTCGCAGCAGGCATCGACAAGCCATCCGAGCACGTCCCTCCCATGGACCGTGAGCCTCAAGCTCCTTTTGTCATAGGACGGCACGCGCCGGCCGATGATGCCCGTTAATTCCGTCTGTCCGTTGACTTTGAGGGTGACCTCCTGGCCTACCGTGACGGGCGTTTCCGGGTGCGACAGCTCCATGGAAAACATATGGTCGGACGTGTACATATCCGCCTCGATGGAACAGGACGCGAAATCTGCTATCTGCCGGGTGCCGATTGTTAAAGTCACCTCATCGCGAAACATGGGCTAGCTCCTCTCATCCGATGTGGCCTTAAGGATCATGGCGCCGCTCATTAGCTCGTCCATCTTCTCAAGGGCCTCTTTGGCGGCCTCCGTGTGCTCCTCCACCATGCAAAGCAGCCCTTGCCAGTCAGTGAAGACGTACGTGCCCATTGACCTAAGTTTGCTATCAACGCCGTCATACTCATTCGCCGCTTTGTGCCCCAGCTCTGTCAGAGCCCCGACAAAAGCCAACTCCACGGCCGCAGTGTTGCGGAGATCTCTTACCTTGTCGCGAAGCTGCTCCCTTTCCTTGTTGCCCTGCGTTTTTTCATTGCCCTTCGTGTTCTTCTTCATGGCCGATTCCCCCCTTATCGCGAAACATGGGACTATTGCTCCTTTTCCTGACCTGTCCGCCTCTCCTCATGCCGCCTTATGGTCTCTTTGACGCGTGCGACCCCTTCCGCCAAGTCCGGGGTCTCTATGATACGGAGGGACGTGTCCAATTCGTTTATGATCTCGATTCCGCCGTACACGAGGTCATCGAGGATATCGAACGTGTTGGGCCAATAGAGCACTAGTCTGTGGCCCTTGCCATCATCGCTGTTTTCCTGGGCAACCGCCGTTTCCTTGCCCATCGTGGCAAGTACGCCGATTTTCCCCAATGCCTCTTCCATCTTCATCTTCGTCTCAAACAGCTCCCTGAGCTGCTTTCCCGTAATCTCAAAAACTTTCTTCTCTGGCCACCATTTTTCCTTCATGCCAATCCCTCCTTTTTTGATGGTGAAAAAGCCGGGCCGTCCGGCTCTTATCCTGGAGGCCTGAAACGCCCCCTACACCCCTTTTAGAATCGTTTAATTTCGTTTTTTCTGACCTCCTTCGCATAACTGCCCCTATATTCCCTCTGAAGCGTCCTGGGGCATTTTTCGCGACGCCTGCCATCCGCGCTCTTTCATCACCCTCAAACCGTGAATGACCTTGTCTATCGATTCCAGGGTGAGAAAGCGCAAATCCGATATGTTATAGCGCTTGCGCAGGAAGCCCCGGAGCGTTGCGTCCCGCTCCTCCTCTGTCTCCGGCCTGGTAAGTTCGACCCACATGGATTCGACCATGCGGAGCTGCGCCGGCGTGGCCATGCCGGGGCGCCCGGCCAGCTCGTTGTATTTCTCCTTGTTCGGGTCGTGATCCCAATACCCGCATTGCACCGCGAAATGCTCAAGGAGTCGTATAAAGTCTCTGGCCTGGTCGACCGTGAGCTGCTTCGAAGAGGCCACCTTGTAATGCTCATCGAGCCATTTCCTGTAAAGATCATCCGGCAGCTCAAGCCGTGAGCTGAGCACGTGAATCTTCTTTATCTGTCCCTTGTCCGCAAGCGCCTGTCTCGCCGATGACTTCGCCTTCATCGCCGCGCCCCCCTTACCGTGCATTTGCTGCACGCTTTGTAGAGCCTGAGAGTCTCGGGATTGCCCGCCTTCATGCCGATCTTCTTGGCCTTGCTCCACGTATCCGCGCATCTTAAGGGAGAGATCTCGCCGAGCACCGTACAGACTACCTGGCCATTGGCCCCGTAAATTGCCCTGATCCTCTCCTCTACCTTGTGCGTGCTCCCTGGATATTGGTCCCGGCATACGAGATCGACCGTCGTCCGGGAGACTCCCAGCTCCTGGGCCACCTGCTTCGGCCCCTTGGCTGCCACCTCTCTCTTGAGGATCTCTATCCACATGCCGGCTGCCTCTCCGGATCTCTGCTTAGTGAAATTCTTTCGTGTTTGGATCGTATAAGCCGACTCTTGCCCTGAGAGGCTTCGGCCCCGTATCCTTCACGAGCCTGTATATCTTTTTCAATCCGTTCCCTTCGACTTTGCCTATCTTCTTGACATAGCCCGCCCTGAGAAGCATGGAGACGTAAATCATGAGAACTGTTTTCTTGCAGCCCGTGATGGTTTCAAGCTCGTCATAGGTGAACTGCTGCATGCCCCGTATTGCCTTCCATATCTTGGCGCCGCTGTCCATTTTCATTTGTCCAGCTCCTTCAGGTCTGCCGCACTGACCACCTTAAGGCCGTTTCTCTTCGCGTGCGCCTCGGCCCGGTAAAACCACAAGATTATTTTGCGAAAGCGGTTCGCCCTGGAGTGGATGAAGGCCGCTCCGTCCGGAGAGATCGGGACCTCGCAGAGCTGCTCGGTAAGGCTCGCCACGTCTTCACGCGTGAAATCGGCAAACTTGATGATCTCGGAAAACCGGTCGAAGAGGTGTCTGTGCCTCTGGAGCCGCTTGTCCGCTCCCCCCATGCCGATGCAGATAACGGGGGCCTCGGTGATATCGGCGATATCCCGAAGGGTTTCGAGCGCGTTGATGCCGAGGCGGTCGACCTCGTCAATGATGATCGTCCTCGGGTTATCCATCAACTGGTTTTGAATCTGTCGGAAGAGGTCAGACGTCCTGTTTGCGGGAGCTTCACCAAGCTCGCTAACAATTTCTTCAAGCAGCCACCTGGGCGTCATGACAAACTTCGTCCTGACAAAGACCCCGTCGTTCTGTACCGTCCACCAAAGAGCCGTGCGCGACTTGCCGAGCCCCGGCTCTCCGTAGAGAAGCCCCATGCCGGGCACGCCCGCGTCCCGGCCTTTCAGGCGGCTCATGGCGTCAACGAAGTTCTTGACATTCGTTGTTATTGCAAATTCTTTTCTCATGGGCTATACTTGCCTCCTGAGCGAATGGATTACAGCCCGCGTATCGTCCCACCGATCGCGGGCTGTTTTGTTTCCTTGCGTGACCTGGCTTCGGCATATTTGCGCTCCATCGCGTCCAGGTGAGCGCGAAGCAGCCTGTATGAATCGCTTGCCTTAAAGCCTTCTATCCACTCCTCGTCGCCCTCTTCAGGGCCGTGCTCCGCGAGCCACAGATACTTATCCGTATCGCTATGAAAAGAGGGGCGGACAGGCTTCTCTACCGAGGGAGGGGGCACCGGAGTTTCCATCGCGTCCGGCTGCGCGCCAGTGAGAAGGGCCGGCTCATGCCTCACGGCCTCTTCGGGAATCTGCTCCTTGTAGGCCGGCAGCTCGATATTTGCCTTTTCGAGCCGCTCAACGACGCGAGGCACCGCCTCTATGATATCGGCCCACGGAAGGGCCTTCTTCTGTTCGTGAAGCAGCTCCTTGGTCTCCATCGCGACTCGCATCGTCGCTTTCATCAAGCTCTTTTGCTTATTCTGAAGGTGCCTCACCTCGGCGAGATCCTTCGCGCTCCCTAGCTGGGCCGCGAAACCGTCGACCGCGTCGAACCGCTTCGCGGTGCAAAGGGGATGGCCTTCCATGTCATAAACCCTGACACTCGTAAGATCCGCGATCGAGTATTTGACGATCGCCTTCTCCCGGAGACCGAAAAGGGCGTCGTCGTAATAGTCCGCGTTGAGGAAGCGGATACCTCTCGGCCCTATGGTCTTGACCTCGTGGGCGAGCATGAGATCATCGAGGGCGGCGACGTCGACGCCCGGCCCTTTGCCTCCATTGAAGATCTCACCGATAGTCTTTCCCTTGATGTGTGGGTGAGGCTGTTCTTCCCAATAGCTTTCGATCCAGATGTTGACCATCTCCACGGTCTGCTCGATGGTCGGGAGATCTCCGCTGTGAAGCGCCCTGTGAAACTTCTCATTGCGTCGCATCCAGGCGGGCTTGTCCCCGATCGACGTGCCAGTGAAGCTCAGAAGCAGCCTTTCAAACTTCGCAAATTCCTTGAAGAATCTCTCAATCGGCTTTGACCTGGCATTGTAGGGCGCCGCGAAGAGCGGAACGATATTGAGCCGGCCGAAGAGCCCGGAAAGGCCTACTTGCCGGAGATCGTCCGTCGACGTGAAGAATTTTCCCCGGAACGCGGACCCATTGTCCTGAAGGACGTACTCCGGTGTCTTGCCGAGGCGTATGATAGCCCGCCGCAAAGCGGACGCTATCAGTTCGGTATTCTCTTCGAGCATGATATCGAAGCCGGCGAGATCCGCGCTGCGCCAATCAAGGTACCCGACGAGGGTCGCCCGGCAAGGCCTTCCATGAGGAAAAGGATTCTTGACTTGGAAATTGAGACGGTGACCATCTCCCACAAGCACCTGGCCGACTTCGAGCTTCGAAGGGTCCCGCTTTATGGAAAAGATCTGCGTATCCTTCAGGGCCTTCTCGCCCTCGCGAAGGAGGGTCCAGACATGGCCGTTTTTCGCCTTGTAATGCTCAGCAAAGCGCCGGAACGTCATGGGAGAGGACGGCGACGGAATGCCCCTTTGCTTCAGTACGGCCTTGCTGACCCTTATACCCTCTCCGATATTGAGTCGATTAGGCTGTAACAAGCAGTCGAGAAAGACGGTCTTTTCCGGGACTGTAAGCCCCGGCTCGCCGTGTCCGAAATGCCATGCCGGCACGAGGGCGGTCCAGTCTCCCTCTTCGAGCTTCTTTGCGTAGCGGTAGATACTTTTGATATCTACCGGCCCGAGCTTTGCGAACAGGGCGGGCAGGAGATGTCCGGTATTGTAAGCCACCTCGAATATGCGGTCGACCTCGGCGAGCTGCCTGCCTTGGCGGCTCGTTTCTCTATATCCGTGCCATATAGACACAAGGTCCGCCTTTGCGCGGGCCTCCTCTTTCGCCTTTTCGGGTACTTCTAAGGAAGAAACGGCGGGGGCGGCCATGGCTAAGCCGTCCCCGCCTCCAAAGGAGGTACCGGATAGTGCCGGGAGACCCGAGCCCGGCGCCCTGTCGCCGCATAGAGAGGTTTGCGAAGTAACGGGGTACTTGTTGCGGAGTGAATCAGAGATGAGAGGGAGATTATGCGGGGAGACGGAACGGCGGCGGCGTTGCGTCACTTTGCTACCTCACTTATAGCCTCGATCAACTTCTTGATGAGCTGCTCCCGCTCCTTCAGCTCGCGTTTCTCGCCCTGGAGCCTGTGCAGCTCTATTTTCAGAATTTCCGCGTCGGGGACAAAAGCCCCGCCCGCCGCCTCGCATATGATGGATATAATGGAAGTGTCGCCCGTGACCACGGCCAAGGCCGACGTGTACGCGGCCGGCAGCCGGTGACCTCCCTTTGACTCGGCGGAGAAGGTGTCGAGCGTGGTCTTTGTAAAGTCTCTCCCGAGAGCCATCGACATATGGGCGGCTACCTCATGTCGGCTGAGGGGGGTTTGCTTGAGTCCCTCATAAACCAACTCCCGGACCTGGGCATCAAGGTCCATGGAGCCGGGGATAATGGACTTTTTGTCTACGATCGCTTTCTTTCCCGCGTTCTTCACGAGAAAAAGGGCGCCCTGGCGGGCAGGGTCTAAAATTTTCCGCTCGATAGACATTGACGGCCTCTCTCCGCGTCTTGTAAACTGGTTATGTGGACAATATGACGCAAAATCACAGCATTTCCTCGGGCCACAAGTCGGTTACTTTAAAGTTGAACCGTTCTGCCAACGCTCTTCTGACACGGCGTGATTTACTTTGGCCGTTGATGACCCCATTTACACTGGAGCGGTTGATCTTAAGATTCCGCCCTATCTCGGCTCCCGTGACCTTTTCTAAAGCCATTGCGGCCCGAAGGATACGAGTGGTTTTCTCTGTGGTGTACTTACCAACCATGGTAGATAGAATCGTAGTACTGTATGATACAGTATGTCAAGCATTTTGTGTGTCATGGTGCAGTATGTGCAGGTCGTTCTTTAAGCGGGTGAAGCGTGGCTAAGAAAATCCGCCTATATGAAGATGTTGGAGACATACTAAAGCAATTGCGAACCGAGAGAAGGCCCATGTCTCAGCGTGAAGCAGCGGAAGCGCTTAATATGACTGTCCACCCTTACCAGGTTCTTGAATCCGGAGAGAGCCTTCCCCGCGTATCGGTAGTCATCAAAATAGCCGAGGTTTACAACATCGTTCCTTACTTGATATTTCAGGCAAGGAGATATATGTCCCCCTCCGAAGAAGCTCGTCGTGCGGCCGATATTGAGAGAATGGCGCGCGATTTGAATCGTGCTTTGAAAAGGGAAAAGAGGGCGGCTACCGGAAAGGAAAGGGAATTTCTAGACTTTGCGAAGGAGTGGCGAGAGGGTTATGAAGCGAAGCTGCGGTATATGAAGGAGCGTGGCGAGACAAATCGGCCATTAGAAGACGTAAAGAGATGGCTCGATGAGTTTTGGGAAAAGGCTTCGAGCGATGACAGGACTTGGTTAATTGTTCAGCTCAAAAGGACCTTCCCCGAGTACGACGAATGGATGAAGGATCACGGCGGCGCCGAGGATCAGGCGAAAGGATGATAGTATGGGCGCTGTAATAGGGTACCTCTTCGTCGCGATCGTGTTTCTTATTGTAGCCTTGGTATTGTTAAAGGGTATCCTCGCCTTTCTTAATATCATTGGAATAATTGTAAAGTGTCCTTCATGCAAGCAATGGATTTCAAAGAGTTTATTGCGTTGCTCTAAGTGCGGCTTCGTCCGCCCGTCTTAATAATCAAACTCGCTTTGATTTTTTGCGCCGATCCTCGCGCTTGTGAAATTCTGTTGGTCCTTAATTACGGAAAAACTGAAAACTTTTTCTACCCCCCCCTGGACCACATTTGTTTCACAGAGTGAAACGATTGATATTCGTCGTTGTCTAATAGTTTGATTTTATTACGATTTCATGACATGAGCACTGTTCGAGCCCGGCAAGCCGTAGTCCAGCACAATTTACCCTTTGCTATCTTCTCAAAAATGCCATCAATATCCTTGTTACTCAACACTTTTATCTCTTTCCCTCAATTTCCCCATTTCTCAACCCGCCTGTTACTATTCAGGGTTTTCCACACATTTTTCTCAAACCTCCCGCGCCGCGATTTTTCGAGAAAAAGAGATCGCGCGCGCCGCACTTCAAAGACTGATTATCCTTTAGTTACAAGGTCCACAGTAAAATAACCGGAAGATTAGTAAAGTTCCATTCCGTGCGAAACCGGAGACTTGCGGATTTCTCAACCCCCCTGGTACTGCACACACCGCGGCCGAGAATGTCCTCAGGCTCGTAATTAAGTCTTTATCCAATCACATTGATTGTGTCGCTCTCAATAGCTTACCGGCAAGTTATGCTGCAGCCCTTTCGAACGCGGACTCTACCTGGGGCAAGATCTTTGTCGCCCTAGCCGCCATGGGGCGAGAGCCGATCGAAATACTATCCGACTTAGACGGCATTCTGGGGTCCACGAAGAAACACCTCATGATCTATTTGGAGGACCTGGATCGCAATCCTGAAGACGATGCTTTCTGGTCCGATATCATGGGTCTCCTGGACAGGCTTCGCGGTCTCGAGCATATCTCCTTTATCCTTGCCATTGGCCACACCCCAAAAACATTCGACGTGCTCCTCAGGATAGCAGAACATCTGGAGGTGGTACCCAACCTTGCCAGGACCCGAGTAACGGCGGCGATCAAGACTTTTCGAGAGCTTTGTCAGAACGAGTTCCCAGAAGACGTTGATCCCGTTTCATCAAAGTGGAGAGAAGAACGGTTGGGGATGCCCGAGGGCTCGGTAGCAGAATATTATAAGCTCGCGGAGTTGATCTACTTGGACCCCGCTCGGCCAGTGGAGGCCATGTCAACATTGATCACCACACCTCGGGCGTTCAAGGCGGTCCTCAGGAGAACGTGGCAAGCGTGGGCGTCATTGCACGGAGAAATCGATCTGGATGACATGCTGGTCGCCAATGTGCTGCGCGTGAACACGCCGGAGGGCTTCGCCTTCATAAATGAGCATGTCGGCCACATACGGAGGCTGTGCGCCGAACATAAGGCGTCATCGAAAGAAGAGAAGGAGACGAGAGAAAAGATCAAGAGTCTTTGGAAAATCCAAACAGAATCGGCGAAATGGGACGGGGCAGCGGTAGATATGCTGATGGATTTTCTATTTCCCGGTTGGATTGATCATTCTCGTCGTGCGGAGGCACTACAAGGAGTTTTACGCTCCGATCCCACAGATTATTGGATCAGGCTCAATGCCGAAAAGCTTCTCGAGGGAGAAATAGGCGATCAAAGAGTCATCAAAGCAATGCAACTATGGAAAAAGGAGCCGACCGGGAGAGTGCATGGCGAAATGACTTTCGCCGAGGCGCTCCTTGATGTCCATTCTTTTGCCCCAAAAAACAGAGCAGTTTGCCGGCGGTTTGTTGGAGGGGCGGGAGATCCGTTCGCTCGCTTCGGCTTTGTTCGCCCTCATCCTGAAACGAAAGGGCTGGCCGCGGCGACCAGATGAATATGCTGGCGGTTTCATTGAGCTTTGGCGGCTCTCTCTTGACAAGCGGGTGGAGGATCACGCTGCGTGGCTAATAGCAGAGATAACTGCCGCGTTGCAAGTGAATCTGCAGTTCGCAAACGACCTCTACAATTACTGGCGCATCGAGTACAGGGGCGAGCAGCTTGATTCGAGACCGACGCCTGAGTTGAGAGCGGCGGTAATCGCCAAGGCCAAAGAGACTTATGTGAATGGCGAAACGCTCTTGCGCGCTCTCGACGCCACCCGTCGGTGGAGTGTGAAGCGCTTCGCGATTACTTTTAGCCAGCCCGAAATGGGTGAACCTGGCTTCAGACCGGAGGAGTGGGTATGGCTTATGGACCTCTTGATAGAAGCTGCGGAAATGCATCCGCCTCTTGTGATACCACAAATCGCACATCTCTTGGTCGATGGCGTCATACTCGTGGAGGGTGGTTATTCTTTCAGGTTCGACGAAAACAGAGCTTTGAACCTCTTCAGGGATTGGCGACAGGCAATGACATATCTGTTGGAGGAAATGCCCATTGAAGGTTTAAGTGACGAGAGTCTACAAGCGCTGAAAACTGCCCGAGAAGGGACGAGAGCCTTGCTCCTACAAAACCGTAATTGAATGTCAGTCGTTACAGAGGCAGCGAGAAGAGTCTGTGACTAACGATATTCTTGAACGTCAAATGCATATGACCCCCCCTTATCAGAGAGGAACAGGTATGATATAGGGCCCTTGGAGGTAACGACACGAATAAGGATTGTCTTGTTCACCCGCCAAGCAACTCAGAATTGATGGACCCAGGAGAGCCTCGATGAATGAGCATGACCCGTGGGAACTGAAGCTGTCTCCGGCCCGGTATTTGCTCGACCATCACATCGGCACCCGTGCAAACCTCGCCCGCCGTCTCGTCGCAAATGACGTGAAAGGGATCCATCGGCGCAGGATTATGCTTCTCAAGCTCTCTCTCATCGCGTTCAACATACTCTTCGAACAGCTCGGCAAAGACGCACTCCAGGTGACGCGATGGGAGACGAGCGAATCGGTGGTGAAAGAATGGATAAATGGGTGCGCCGCGAAGGTAATGTCCCGTCTCCCCGAGGAGGAGCTGAGTCTTTGGTTGATGTGCGGCAAGGAATTCGATATGACGAAAGGGGAGAGGAAAACGGCAGAATCGATCCTTAAAACCTGCGCCAAGAAAGGCATGAAGCATGGTCTTCTCGGAGCCCCCAAAGTTCTCGAGATGTATCCACCCTTTTGGACGCATAAAACAGCGCCTTCACGCTACCTCGAGAGGTTCGGAGTGACGAAGATAGTCGCCGAGAAGGCACGGGCCGCCCTCAAGCCCTTCGAGGAGGCCATTTGGCAGGAGCTCGAGCAGGTAGAAGCCGCTCTCCGCAAAGCGCTGAGTACGGAGGATACGTCGCGCGACGCGGACGACATATTGGCCCTTGCGGTCAGCAGGGCATACGACTCCATATCACGCATCCGGTACGATAACAACCGCTCGCCGGAATACCCGGGCGATGTCGGATCCTGGATCGCCCATCTCGCT